TCAAAACAGGGACATTGGATGTATCAAAATCAATGTAATACTCTTCGTCAAGGTCATCTAGCGCTCTGGCGATTGGCTCTAGGTGTGGAAGCATTGTTTCGTTCCAGAAGACTCTAATTTCTTCTCCAGCATTGGAAAACGTACGACCAGAAGCGTTTCCAATTACTGACTCAGGAACACCGAAAGAAGCAAGAATTTCTTCTTTTGTAATTTGGCGCATCTGAATATAGGCAGCATCTCTAGGACTTGCTGATGTGTCAACAAAGTCTGCTCCGTCATCTGAAGAGATAACCGTTGTTGCACCAACGCGAGAAAGGTTTCCTCTGAATCTGTTTCTTAATTCTTCTTTATCATCTTCGTCTACTTCGCCACGAAGAACAAGGAGACCACCTGGTCTGCCGTCATTTATCAAGTAGTTGCGGTTGTAAATCTTTGCCAAGTTTTCAATTTCAATAGCAATACCAGCAGCCTCAAGCGGAGTCATAGACAAGTACGGGTCAAGTGGGTGAGGTTTTCTAATCCAAATAACATCTTGTGGTCTCATAATGACCACACCGCCGTTTGGCATTTTTACTTCGTATCCAGCAACAAAGTTCTTTGGGTCTGGAATTGGCGCTGTTGATTGTGGTGGAAGAAGGTTTAAGGCAATAACACCACCATCTTTGCCGTAAATTTTTTCAATAAAAACACCACGGGTGCTCATTAACAACTGAGAGGAAAGTCTGTACCGGAATATGAAGGAGTTTTCCCCAATATTTGACTTGGTATTGAGGATTTTAAGTATTTCCGAATTTTTTGCTTTAGAGCCTTTAACTATCTCGCCTTGTGGTGAGTTGTCTTTTCTAAGGACGACAGGAAGCCTTGCTTGGTTTCCAGCAATTGCATCAATGCATCTAGCAACCCAGGTTACTTTTTGCATTCCCTCTTTGTAGACGCGTTCAATATCCCACGAGTCTGAGTAAGGACGACCTGCGAAGCCAGGGTTGTGAGATATGGGCGCACCAGGTCCAACAGCCTTTTCCGACTGATTGTTAAGCGATTTGTTGTTGTAATTGTTCCAAGCCATCTTTACTCAATACCTAATAGGAACCCTAATATCCCGCATGTAACACCCGCCACTATAAAACCAAAGGCAGGCGAAATCACGCCCGCTCCCACACTTGTAAATATAATAAATCCTACCATTAGCGTGTAAGATATAAATGACCTTGTTAACACTCCTCGCATTTTTGCAAAAAAAGTAATAATACTGTTTACTAGTTTGGATATTGCGGTGGTGATGAAATTGCTCATACGACTAACACCGTAGCGCATAAAAAACCTTTATGCCGTAACACCATCGTGAGAAAAATATGACCGACTGGGCAAAAGTTTTAGAATACCTAGAACCAAAGAAGCCTCCTTTTTGTCCTGAAGAACCGTCTTTAACACAAAAAGTATTTCTTAGAACAAATGCGATTGAAGCCCTATTTGGCGGTGCTGCGGGTGGAGGAAAGTCATCTGCGCTGCTCATGTCCGCTCTTCAGTACGTAGACATCCCTAACTATTCAGCAATTTTATTCAGACGCACATACGCCGACTTGGCACTTCCTGGGGCTTTGATGGACAGATTTAAATCATGGATGGACGAAATGGATGGCATTCACTGGAACGCAAACAGTTATGTCGCCACTTTTCCTTCTGGTGCGAGAATCTCCTTTGGATACTTAAATAACACGAACGACTACCTCAGATACAAGGGTTCGGAATTCCAGTTTATTGGAATGGACGAAGTCACAGAAATCCGAGAATCTGACTATCGGTATATGTTCTCTCGTCTGCGGCGTCCTGCTTCTGGCCCACTATCTCAAGTGCCTCTTCGGATGCGTTCAGCCTCAAACCCAGCCCCCAATTGGGTTCGCCAGCGTTTTATCATAGAAGGGCTGTCAACTGGACGTATTTTTGTACCTTCAAAACTGACTGATAACCCTGGGATTGATGCCGACTCCTACCGCCAAGCCCTGCAGGCTCTTGACCCAATTGAGCGTCGCCGTCTTGAAGAGGGTGACTGGTGGAGCACAACGCTTGGAACCATGTTTGACAGAGAGTCGGTAGTCATCATAGATACCGAAGATGTGCCTGTTGTTTCGTCTGCGGCAAGAGCGGTAAGGTTTTGGGACCTTGCTGCGACCGAACCTTCTCAGTCAAACCCTAATCCCGACTGGACTGTGGGCACTTTGATGCTATTTGACTCAGGAATCGCCTACATCCTGGATGTCAGAAGAGCAAGAGTCAAAAATGAGAAAGTGGAGCAATTCATAGCCCAGACAGCATACGAAGATGGTCATGGGGTAAGCATTAGAATGGAGCAGGAACCAGGCTCGTCCGGAAAGGCCCTCGTGGACCAATACGCCAGATATGTTGTTCCGGGATACGATTTTCAAGGAATCCGCTCAACTGGTGACAAAGTGACTAGAGCCAGACCGTTTGCGGCCGCTACAGCCAACGGAAACGTAAGAATTGTTAGAGGGCCATGGCTTACGGACTGGTTGGATGAACTTTCTTCATTTCCTGAAGCATGCGACCACGACGACCAAGTTGACTCGGCTGTCGGCGCTTTCACATATTTAACTGGTCTAGGGTTGCCACAAAGAAAAATCGTCAGTATCATCGTCTAGGTACTAACTATTGGAGGTTATAGGTGTTAAACCCAGCAGACCTTTCTGCACTATTAATTAAACTGGACGATTATCTAAATAGCGAAGAAATTCAATCTTTGCCCCTAGACGAAGCCCTTGCTCAACTCGTGGCGCTTAACGATGTTAAGAAAGAACTAGCAAGCATTTACGACTCATATGCGGCAAAAATGACACACAGAATGCAGTCAGAAAATTCCACAATCATCACTCTTCGCTCAGGTGAAGAAATCAAATGTATGACTGGAGCCCCACGCAAGAAGTGGGATAACGAAAATTTAATGTCTGCTGTTTACGACAGAATTCACCAGTCTTCCGTTGATATGGATACTGGAGAAGTCGGGTTGTCGGATAAGGAAATGGTCATTAAACTTCTTGACTACCTAAGCCCTTCCTATTGGCGGGTTAAGGCTTTAAACGACATAGGAATTAACGCTGATATGTATTGCGAAACTGGCGAACCAAAGACCAATGTTGCAATTTATGGTTCTAAAAAAGGAGATAAGTAATGGTAACTAAAAAAATTATGACCGAAGAAGTAAACGAGGAATCGGTAGCCGAGACGGTGACCGACCACAATTATTTAACAGCAATAAAAAAGATTCAAGAAGAGAACAAGAAGCGCATTGCTCAAATGCAGTCCGAGTTCAACGAACCTTTCCCTAAAGAAGTTGAACGCCAACTTAAAAAAGGCGGAGCGACTCTTACTTACATTCCTGTTAGTGAAGTAATTAGCCGACTGAACAAGGTTCTCGGTTTTGACGGCTGGTCGTACGAGATTGTTAAATGCGAGCGTGACTCCCTTGACCCTGACTTCATTGTCGCTCATGTGAGAATGACGGTTTTTCCTGATGGGGAAAAATTTGCAAACGTCTCAAAAGATGGTTTCGGTGGTCAGAAAATTAAGCGCACCAAGGCTGGCGACATTGTTGACCTTGGTGACGAATTCAAAGGTGCCGTATCGGACGCTCTAAAAAAGGCTGCTCAAGCACTGGGTATTGGTCTCTACCTTGCTCGCAGTGAAGAAGCAATGGGAATTGAAGCAGAGGCTTCTATTGACCCTGTGATTGAAGAACTGTGGGAACAATTTGTGAGTCTTTCCAAAGGTCTTACTTCGGAGATGAAAACAAAACTTAACGAGTTTTGGCTTGGATACGCAGGCGATAGACCAAAGCCAACAAAGACAACTGCACAGAAATCAGACCTTGAATCACTCATTGAGCAGTGCATTATGTACAGCATCAACGACGGTCAATAAGTGTTTACACCCCCACCACACCTTTCCCCTTCTTCCATTGGAACATTTAACCAATGTGCCTTGAAGTTTAAATACTCAAAAATAGACATGATAAAAGACGACCCTACTGAGGCAACTCTTTTAGGAAACTTTGTTCATGACGTTCTTGAAAACTTATACAAGTTGGAAAGTCAAGACAGAACACACGATTCTGCAAAACAAATCGCCACAGAACTGTGGGATGAATCCTGGTTTGAGAGAGTGAAACCATGGGTCAGAGACGGCGAGCCAATGCGTTTGTTCCGATGGAAGGCTTGGTGGTGTATTGAAAATCTTTGGAAGATAGAGAACCCCCAAGCGATGACACCATTGGGTTTAGAACACGAACTAAATGGAAAAATTGCAGGAGTAACGATTAAGGGATTTATAGATAGATTTTCCCAAGAAGGTTCAGGTTATGTTATTTCGGATTACAAAACAGGAAAAACACCAAAAGCAAATTGGGTTCAGGATAAGTTCTTCCAACTTGTTGTTTATTCACATCTCCTTGAATCAACTGGAGTTGGAAAAGCAGAAAGCGTTGAACTCCTATATCTCAAAGACGGAGTTTCCTTTAGGCAGGATGTCACCGAACAAATGCTTCTTGATGTCGAAAAACAAGTATCAGAAGTAAAAGAAAAAATTGACATCAGTTGTGAGACTGAAGATTTCAAACCAACCAAATCAATTCTTTGCGATTGGTGTTCTTACAGAAAGGTATGCCCTGCATGGCGGTCATGATTAACGATGATGCTTTTGCCCGAATGGTTTCGGAGGATGTTAAAAACAAGATTTCATCCCTAGAAAAAGGCATTCTTGTGCGCCCTGAAAACTGGCACAGATGGAAAGAATCTCTTCTCTTATTAGTAGACAATCTAGATAGACAGATTGAGTCTCTTGTATCGGACGCGGACGCAGACGCAGAACGATACTTGTCAATGGGTAGGAGCGGAGAGCGACTTGCTTCTGCTGCTGCTCGCGACTATCAGTTCAGAATCAAGAAGATTGACAGATTTAAGTTTCATGTAAATCGTCGCCTTGATGAAGTCATGGTAATGATTGAAACAGGCGAAGTAAAAGAAGAAGACGGCTGGGAAAAGGCTGCTTTTTTTGAAAACGCAATCTTTAAGCACAGGTCTCTTTTGCAGGAATTTGAACTTGAAGAAACGGCAATTGACAAGGCGCTCTGGGCTGCCCTTGAAGGTAAATGGGAATTTGACTCAATTGACTCAATTGACGAGGACTAAATGCAAGTTGACGTAGACAAGTTCTTGTGTCTCAACTTAAATATGAACTAGACTCTGTTCGTGCGTCACAGGTCAAAGAAAAAAGAAGCGGAATACAGGCTCCGTAGGCCACTTGTAGAAAAACTCCTTGAAGAAAAGCCACTCTGTGAAGCCTGTCCAGTATTTGCTCAACATGACGGGCTTGCAACATACATGCGTCGCCCCTCCCA